CCAAATAAAAACTGATTTTCCTTGTTGAAGAAGTGTTTTACTTCTTTGTTTTCCTGTTTCGTCATTATCCAATAAATAATGAACTTCTTTAAATTCTGATAAATCAACTTCTTTATTGGCCCCACATATTGCGATTGAATTAGGAACCATTAAACAATCTATTATCCCTTCAAAACAAATAACAGGTTTGATTTTATTTACTAAGTAGTAATTATAGATATTATTATAGTTTCCTTTTCTTGTTAAATATCTTGGCGTTATATGTTCAAATAAACTTCTACACTGATAATTATAAATTTTTCCTTTATCATCATAAAAAGGAATAACTATACGATTTGCATAAATTCCACCAGTTGAAACAAACCACTTACTCCAAACTTCTTCTGGTATTCTTCTGTCAATACAAGTTCTAATCGCCTTGGCAAAAAGCGGTGTTACTCCTTTCTTGATTGGAACAAAAAATCTTGTTTGTTCTTTTTCATCAAACTTTTTTCTTGGCTTTGGATTTTCTATTTTAGGTAATGGTTTTTGTCTATTTTGTTCCTTTGCTCTAACTATTTCATGATAAAAGTCTTTGTAATGAATAGGAAAAAACTCTTTCATCCAATTTATAACAGTTTTTTTGTAAAAACAGTTATGACAATAATATATAAATGGTTCTTTTTTAGTTAAAATATATGCTCTTCTTTTAGATTTAGATTTTTTACTGTCTCCGCAAATATGACAACGAAAGTTATAATAATTTTCTCCAACATAAACATTTTGTAATGTACTTAATATTAATCTTATTTGCCTTTCAAGGGCTATTTTATTATCTAAACTATTAAAGTTCATACTTAAGTCCTGAATAAAATAAGGGAGTTAGGTTTTCCTCCCCTATTTGCCTAACTAGATGCACAATGTTTTACGAACAATTTTTACTCTTCTTCATTCTGAAGATCATTGAAGAACTGGTCGTCATTTCCTGCAAAAACAGATGTATCGGCGGTCTTGGCTTCAGCCTTCGGAGTCTGAGCCGGCTTGCTTGAATGTGCAGGGTCTTGTGATTGTCTCGGAGCCGGCCCAGCGCCCATCACTCTGTCAAACTTACTTTCAAGTTCTTCAAAGCTCTTAAACGATGACTCGGAAGCAAATTCAGCAAGATGATAAAGAGACTTGCTAATCTTCTCAATTTCTTCATCGGTTCCAACAGGAGATGACTTATCAAAACTACAACTGTCATAGTTTGGCATCGAAACAGCACCAACCTTGACCTTCTTGATGATGAGCTTAAAGTCTGCACCTTCGTAATAGTCAAAGATCATTACTGGCTCTTCAATAGAATCCTCACCTGGTTGAAGCCTTTCTATAATCTTGTCGTAAACCTTCTTTCCATACCTGTAAATGAAAACCTTGCCTTCATTCTCTGGATTGAGCGGGTCTTTGATAACAAGAATGTTAGAGAAGTAATTCATCTTTCTCTTTCTGCTTCTTGCGGTTTCTGGGTCGGAATCCCAAATTGCTGAGTTTGCCTTACAAACTGGACATTCCTTCTTTAAAGTGGTTGGGCAGTTCTCAATATACCATCCACCCGGACCCTTGATTGAGTGATTGTAAACGCTAACGAAAGGAATGTCAGTATCAGGAGAAGGAAGAAAACGAATAATAGCCTGTGCTGTTCCATTTTCATTAAACTGAGGATAATAAATCCTCTCGTCCTTAAATCCATTACCACCCTTCTTGTCGCTCTGCTCGCGAATTTTGTCCATTGCCTTTGACCAGTCAATCTTGAATTTCTGCTTGTTCATTTAGTGAACCTCCTCTTAAAGTTTCTTTTATTTTCTTAGCAATTCTCTTGAAATGCTCGTATTCTCTACTTACATTTATTATAACATTTTCATTTTGATTTGTCAAATGTTTATCAAAATTTCTTATAAAGAAAATAGGTGAGATTTTTTCCTTTTTTGTCAAAACATAAGCTATATTCGTACCATCTTCCTTAATCTCAAAATAATCCTTTAATCCTCTCTTAAAATTCAGTTCTTTGTGAATTTGTTTGATTAGTTTTAAGTCTTCATTTAGTCTCTTGATAGTAAACAGCTTCATCGCCTCTCTTACTGACTTTTGATTGATTCCGTATAGATTTAGTTTTTCATCCATCATATACCTGTATAACAGGTATATTGTAAGCTCGTGATAGGTATAGTAACTATTTTCAAGTTCACTATAAATCCTCTTAGAGTTTTGAATAAAAAACTTTGGTGCTCTTTGAAAATTGAAATAGTTCACTTTCTTGAAAAGTTCAACATCTTTTCCTTTTTCAACAAAATCATATACATTTCGGATAACCGAATAAACCATCCAAGTTGATTTTTCCATATCTAACCTAAAATTTGGCTTAAACTACTCTTATCAAGCTTTATCTTGTAATTTGACGAAAGTTCTTTCTTCAACTCAAAGCGGGTTTCTCCATCTAACAATGTGAGGATTTTCTTGAACTTGACAAATGACTCTTCAATGAAGACGATTGCTTCTGTCAAACTAATATTAGTTTCTTCTTTAGCTCTTCTTAGTGTCATGTTGAATCGGCTCTGCTCTTCTGCACTAACTTTTTTACCATCAAGAATTTCCTTGATGTTTTCAAAAGTATAGCCGTTCTTGTACATCCAATTGAAGAATTCATTCTTCTGAATTTCATCAATTATTTCTTGTTCATTAGTTTTACCGTTGCCGTTTTTTTCAAATACTATTTGGTTTTTCATTTCAACTCCTTATTCAATATCATCAAATTTGCCGATCATTTTATCGAACTTATCTTTTAAATCTTTATTCAAAATATCTTTTACATCCTGAACCGTATTTTCAACTTCTTTCTTCTTCACCTTTTCACTTGGTGGAATCTTAGAAATTGAAGTTGCAGTTTCATCAACTTTAGCTTCTGAGTCTTCATATACTCTCATTTTGTAGTAGTCTACATTAACGTCTACTTTATGTTTGTTTAATCCATATCTATTTTTCAAAATTATCCAACTAAATTTACCCATTTTTCTAAACTCTTCAGACTGAGTTACACCGATAATAATATCAGCAGTAGCTGCCGTTCCGATTGAGTCTGAAATATCTTTAAGGTCAATCTCTGCGTCACCGAATCCGCCTCGGTTTGTTTGAACTGCTGAGACAATCGGAAGACCGAGTTCCACTGCCATTCCACGGAGTTCCTCAGATATTCTCTTGACCTCAAGGTATGAGTTATCTCCCTTGCCCCGATAGATTGGGTTCATTATACCAAGATAGTCAACGAAAATGATGTCTGGCACAAACTTCTTTCTTACCTTAAGTTCCTTGATTAAATTACGAATATGGTTGGTATTGATAGACTTGGTAGGATATTCCTTGACTACAAACTTGTTCTTAACTTGTTTTCTGATAGATTCAAACTTTTCATGGAACTTACTTCTTGTCAAAAGTTTTAAGTCTTCAGTAGCAATATCAAACATATTTGACATTACTCTTTCTGAAATCTTTTCTTCTGACATTTCACAAGTAACATAAAGCACATTCTTATTTCTTAGAATGCAATCTACACCGAGTGAAGTCATAATAAGAGATTTACCAAGGTTGGTTTCCGCCATGAATAAAGATAAACTCTTACAATGAAATCCCCCTTCAATAAGCTTGTTGAATTGTGTGATACCTGTCGGTATGACTATATCTTTATTATGAAGATGATTATACAATCTATCTTCTTCGTCTAATAAATCAAGTCCAACTTTGGTATCAAAACTAAAGGCAAGAGCTTCCCTCAATTTATCCGGGGTTTGTTTGAGTTGTTCTTCATTTTCATTATTGAGATTCATTGCAATCTCAACATTGACGTTGTGAACTAATTTGTTCTTAATGAAGTTTTCAATAGTCCCAAGAAGAAAATCATTCTTATATTCTGTCACATTCATTTCCATTATTTCAATTAGCCTATTATAAGTTTCCTCATTATTAAGCTCGATCTTCATTTCTGGAACAGATGGGAAGTGTTCAAATCTTCCCATGATAGACATGACAGATTTAATCAATTGAATATTCTTGTGGTCTTCAAAAATTTCAGGAACAAGGAACGGCATTACCTTGTCCCGGACCTTTTCATCAATAAACAAGAATCTAATTAGAACTTTCTCAAAGAATACAATTTCCATTCTTACTTTTTCTTTTTGGTTGAGGTCTTCTTTTCTTCTGTATTTTCTTCTGAAAATTCAACAACAGATTCTTCACCATTTAAAAGATTTAAAAATTCTGATTCATTTGAAATATCCAAAGGACTGCTAAAAGTATATTTCTTTTTAAGCCATTCCTTAAAGTCAGTATTCTTGAATATAGGCAACCAAAAATCTGAATTATAGATGTTTGCTTCCTTAACGGATTCATCTTTATCAATATTTGGTCTGTAATATGAACCAGGTTTTGAATTTGCTAATACTCCTGCTTCAAGTGCATCATCAAGTATTCCATAGAAAATATCCAAACCACCATCAACTTTAATTCTAAACTGAAGCTTGGACTTTTCTTTAGACCATCTGGACTTATATGTTTCAACAGTAATAATATGACCGACAATTGTTGGGTCTGAAGCAGATTTCTTTTCCTTTGCTCTACTCCTTCCAAGAACTACACACTCACTATTGTAAACGATTTTTCTTCCACCTGGAATACTTACAAGGTCACCCATTCCACCAACATTATCGTAAACATGGTTGGCGATAAAATAAGTTGCCTTTGTATTAAGCATAATATTGGCAAGATTATTCTTCTTCTTTGGAATTGTAAAGTCTTGTGCGTCATTTCCGACAAGAGCATTATTAAGAGTCTTGGAAGTAACCAATGAACCCCAACTATCAATTATGAAAAGAATATTTTTTCTTTCATCTTTTGGAATCTCTTGACAAATCGTCATAATTATTCCTGAAACTTCTTCAATACCATTTTCTTGAAGAACTACTAACTTTTCAGGACTAATATCAATACCAATTGATTGAGCGAATTGAAAACTGAAGGCTCTTTCTGTATCAATGATACAAACTTGCATTTCTTTCTTCTGTGCATTTTTAACTAATCCATATGATATGAAAGACTTTCCCATCATTGACGGGGCCGAAATCATTGAAATTTTTCCTTTAGGAATACCACCATCTATTTTTCCACTGAATAATAAATTTAGTGTTATTACATTCGTAGATAAAAATTCAACTTTTTCATCTTCTGTGAACAAATATGATTCAAGAGGAGGACTATCTTTGGTGGGTTTATCTTTTATAACAATATCATAAATTGATTTCATTATTTTTTTCTCCTTATATTTTTAAAGAAATAAATCATATAATTAATTATAACATTTTCATCATCTTCTGTCAAGATGCTTTACTCTAAAAATCAATAATATTTTCTAGTATGTTTCCATCAAGATTGTTTTGTTCGCTTTCAAATTGTATTCTTTTAGTTGCAATTTCACAATATTCTTGATTAAGTTCACAAATAATAGAATTTCTTTTATTTTGAGATGCTACAACTGCAGTTGTGCCAGAACCACCAAAAGGATCAAGAACTAAACTAGGGATTCTTTTACTTTCACATTTACAACTTGGTTGCCAACCTAAAGTATTAGTTTTACTAAAGGCTTGACATCCTCCATTTGAATATTCATTTGAACCATATGATTTAGATTTATACTTATTTGGTCTATAATCTGGGTGATTTTTTGGAAGTTCATGTCTCATTATTTTTTGTTTTTCAATTACTCTTTCCCAAGACTTACCACAAGTTTCACAACAACCAAATTCACTAGTTCCTGCAAGAATACAAGGTTTAATTAATGAAGTAGGAAAAGTTGCAAAATGAGCTTCTTTATAGGATGATGTTGGAATAGTCCAAACTGACCTTTTGTTTCTTCTCAAACCATACTCTGCCCTTTTTAAACTAATCTGACTAATAGGTTCCAATATAGATTGTTTATCAAAATAATACTTATTATTTTTAGTCAGAAGAAAAAGATATTCATGTGATTTTGTACATCTATCATTGACTGGTTCTGGCATAGGATTTGGTTTATGCCATATAATATCCTGTCTTAAATACCAACCTTGTTCTTGTAACGCAAAAGCAACTCTCCAAGGAATCCCAACTAAATCTTTCGGTTTAAGTTTTAAATCACTTGTTTGAGTTTTTATGTTTTTAATAGTCTGAAAGTTTTTAACTCCTTTAATTGATTGCTTTGGTGATTTTTCAGGATCACACCCACCACCGCCTTTTGCATTGCTAAAATAGCTATCTCCTAGATTAAGCCATAATGTTCCTTCTTCTTTAAGAACTCTATGGACTTCCATAAAGACTCGAACCATTTTAGCAATGTATTCCTCAGGAGAATTTTCCAATCCTATTTGACCATCTACTCCATAATCTCTCAATGCCCAATATGGAGGACTTGTCACACAACAATCTACTGAATTATCTGGTAATGTTTTCATAATTTCTATACAATCACCAAGATAAATTTTAGTTTGTTTATTTTCAAAATAAGTTTTCAACATAGTATAAACTCCGAATATTTTGTCAAGGTTTAAATTTTAATTTTCTAGTTATATATATTTTATCATTTAAAATTCAATTAAATTAGATAATATTGATTCATCTATTTGTATTTCTCCCCAGTTGAGCACATTAAAAAATCTTTGTATTACTCCTTGGAAAACTTT